GGCGCCGGTAGCGTCGAGGATGGTATCGAGTTCCTGAAGTCTTATGACATCGTGGTGCACCCTAGCTGCAAGCACGTCATTGATGAGATGACCCTCTACAGCTACAAGACAGACCCGTTGACAGACGCGGTTCTGCCGATACTCAGCGACAAGAACAACCACGTTATAGACGCATTGCGGTACGCGGTCGAGGCAGTACGCCGAGGCGCCGCAGTTGCGAAACCGCAAGCACGACCAGTGCCTACTATGAATAAATGGTAGATGGTGATACACTCGGTGAAATTGCCGAGGGTGCATGATGTTCACACAGGACGAAGTGAGAAGGCGGGTCGTTCTGGACCACGCAACGGGGGAGTTCACATGGCTACCACGGGAGGTGTTGAGACCCCAAGACAAGACATGGAACAGGAGGCACGCCGGGAAGACCGTCGGTGTTCGTCGCTCCGATGGGTATGTGTCAGTTGGATTGAACAACCGCAGAATATTAGGGCACAGGTTGGTGTGGTTATACCTCTACGGGGAGTGGCCACCAAACCACATTGACCATATTAACCGCGTCAAGTGGGACAACAGACCCGAGAACCTTCGACTGGCCACCGTCGCGGAGAACACCAACAACTGCAAAATTCGGAAGAACAACACCAGCGGCTTCAAGGGTGTTAGTTTTAACAAGAGGATTGGGCGCTGGGTTGCCTCAATACGGCATTCGGGGGCTAGACATTTCCTTGGGGTTTTCGACTCGGCAGAACTGGCTGCAGAAGCGTATAACGCTGTGGCAGATGTCGAGCACGGGGCATTCCGATAGTCAATAGCGTATAGCGCAACCGCATGATAAACTGCCACCATTCCCGAGGGCACCTTAATGGCACGACAATCTAAAGAACAACGCCTGCAGGCGGTTCACGCCGATGCGCTGACAGAGTTTGACGACATCCAGTCCGCCGTGCGCGATGAGCGAATGCAGTGCCTGGAGGACCGACGGTTCTATTCTATTGCCGGCGCCCAGTGGGAAGGCCCACTCGATGAGCAGTTCGCCAACCGCCCCAAGATGGAGATCAACAAGATCCATCTCAGCGTCATGCGGATAATCAACGAATACCGCAACAACCGCATCACGGTTGACTTCATCCCGAAGGAAGGCGCCGAGAACGACAAGCTGGCGGATACCTGCGACGGGCTATACCGATCTGACGAGGAGTTCAGCAGCGCCGATGAGGCATACGACAACGCGTTCGAGGAAGCGGTCGGCGGTGGCATAGGTGCCTGGCGCCTGCGTGCAGTCTACGAGGACGACGAAGACGACGACGATGACCGTCAGCGTGTCAGCATCGAGCCTATCTACGACGCCGACAGCACGGTTTTCTTTGACCTTGGCGCCAAGCGCCAGGACAAGTCAGACGCCAAGCGGTGCTATGTGCTGACCAGCATGACCGAGTCAGAGTACGAGGAGACCTGGGGCGACTCACCGGCATCGTGGCCCAAGGACATCACCATGACCGAGTTCGACTGGTGCGCTGGCGACGTGGTCTATGTCGCCGAGCTGTACAAGGTCGAGGAAGTTCGGCACACGGTTCACATCTACACCACCCTAGAAGGCGAGGAGGAGCGGTACACCGACGCCGACTTCGAGAACGATGAGATGCTCGAAGACACGCTGATGGCTATCGGCACTCGCAAGACGGGCGAGAAGAAGACCAAGAAAAAGAAGGTCCACAAGTACATCATGTCTGGCGGCGCGATCCTGGAGGATTGCGGCTACATCGCCGGGCAGTGCATCCCCATCGTCATGGTCTACGGCAAGCGGTGGTTCGTTGACAACGTCGAGCGGTGCATGGGCCATGTGCGCCTGGCCAAGGACGTGCAGCGCCTGAAGAACATGCAGCTATCCAAGCTGGCCGAGATCAGCGCCCTGTCCACGGTCGAGAAGCCCATCATGCTACCCGAGCAGGTGGCGGGCTATGAGATGATGTGGGCCGAGGACAACCTGCGCGACTACCCGTACCTGCTGGTCAACCCCATCACCGACGCGACTGGCGCCGCTATGGCGACTGGCCCGATTGGCTACACCAAGTCACCACAGATCCCGCCTGCAATGGCGGCGCTGCTGCAGATCACCGACATGGACATGCAGGAGTTGCTTGGGCGCCAGGAGTCCGGCGAGCAGCTACAGCCCAACGTCAGCGGCAAGGCCATCGAGCTGGTGCAGTCCAGGCTGGACATGCAGGCGTTCATCTACATGAGCAACATGAGCAAGGCCATCAAGCGATCAGGCGAGGTCTGGCTGTCAATGGCCAAGGACATCCTGGTCGAGAGCGGGCGCAAGATGAAGACGCTCAACAGCGAGTACGAGGCCGGCCAGGTTGAGCTGGGCAAGCCAATGCTGAACCCAGAGACCGGCGAGATCGAGTACGAGAACGACCTGCGCGATGCCAAGTTCGACCTGTCCGTTGACGTTGGCCCATCGTCATCCAGCAAGCGTGCCAGCACGGTGCGGTCGCTGACTGCCATGATGCAGATGACACAAGACCCGGAGAACCTGGCCATCCTCAACGCGATGGCGATGATGAACATGGAAGGCGAAGGCCTGGGCGATGTGCGCAAGTATTACCGCACCAAGCTGGTCAAGATGGGCGTCATCCAGCCATCCGAACAGGAAGCCGCAGACCTGGCCGAAGCTGCACAGAACGCACAGCCAGACGCCAATGCCGAGTACCTGAAGGCAGCCGCGCTGAACGAGACAGCCAAGGCCGAGAAGACCAAGGCGGACACGCTGCTGTCGGTTGCCAAGGCCTCAGAGACTGAGGCCAACACGATGGAAACCCTTAGCAAGATCAAGACAGAGGACCAGGGGCGCATGATCAAGGCAGCGGAGCAGGTACGCCAGATGAGCAGCATGATGGGCGCCCAGATGCCGCAACAACCCCAGCAGATGCCGCAGCGCGAGCCTGACATGGCGAGCATGTCAACCGAGGAGCTGATCCGCATCGCGCAGGGTGGCCAGTAATGTCTAAACTTACAAGGGCGCTTGCGGAGCTGGCTAAACGAGCTGATGCTGGTGATGAGGTTGCGCGTCAAGGTATCCGGGCGTATCACGGTTCGCCGCATGATTTCCCGCCTGTCCGCGAGCTTGAGATGCCTGACGGTGCTGTTGTGTATCAGTCAATGGATGACGCGGTGCCCGAAGGTGCCAGGGTAATAAAAGAGCACCCACTGGGCCGGTTTGATATGTCCAAGATTGGAACTGGCGAAGGCGCTCAGGCGTATGGTCGTGGCTTATATTTTGCCGAGTCTGAGGATGTGGCTAGGCAGTACAAAAATAATCTTAGCCGTCTTCGGAAGGAGGCAACGATAGGGGGCGAGCCGATTGACGACCCCGTATTACGAGCAGCCATTGAGATTACCTCATTTGATGACGGCACGGTAGACATTGGTGAAGCCATCAAGTTTGCAGAAGATAACGCCAGAGTTTCATCTGGCAAATCGTCTTTAGCATGGCAGGCTGCTGCCGACAAAATGAGAGGGGTTAACCCTAATGAAGTTAGAGTCAACAACCCAGGCCGCATGTACGAGGTCAACATAGACGCCACGCCTGATGACTTCCTTGACTACGATCTGCCGCTGAGTCAGCAGAGCGATAAGGTTCGCAGTTCTGTCAGCGGCATGTTGAAGTCAAAAGGTTTCGACGATAGCCAAATACAGGCGATCATAGACAGGGACATCGATGGGCAGGAATTGAACGCCATGCTGGGGTCTTTTGACGAGTCCAAAGGCGTTAAGCACATGACAGGCCAGGGCATCAAGGGTATCCGCTACAAAGACGGGTTTAGCCGAGGCGCTGACGGCGGGTCATCCAATTATGTCGTGTACTATGACAAGCTGATCAGCATAGCAAAGAAATACGGCGTCAGCATTCCGATTGCCGCATACATCGCCGAAGGTATCATGACACCGGAGGAAGCCCAGGCTGGGGCTATTATGACGGGAGTCAACTTAGCGAAAGAGGTTGCGCTTAAGAACTTGGCGACCCGTGTCAATAAGGGCGAGCTATCTGCCAGTGAGGCCCGTGCGTTGTCGTCGTTTGTCAATAACAGCGTTTCGCCTGATACGTTAATTCAGGGGGGTTACCTCAACCCTAAGAATATGGACCCCGGACAGATAAAAGCTGCCACAACGCGATACATAAAGGCATTGGAAGACAACCCAATGCTGCGTAGGCGCGAAGGTATTGGTGGCGCCAGAGGCCCATCGTCAACAGAGTTTTACCCAGCGGACATGAACGACCCTCGCATAATTTTACCCGAGGACTTGCTAGGAGAAATCCTAATGCCTAACGTTGGGGACACCACACAAATCGGGGTGTTGACGAAGTTCGGTGGGTATGATCTACCCGAGGGAGTCCCGTCACATGGTGGGCCAGGCTTTCCGCAACAAATGGAGGAGTTGGGGCGACCGTATGGGTGGGCATCAAACCAAGGGGCGGCGAATGCCAAGGTCGCAGGGTTCAACAAGGTAGCGACGGACACAAACCAGCAACCCATAGCTGTTGTCACGTCTATGGGGGAGGAAGCGCAATTATTTGCATCCCCCTACGCGCACGCATGGATACTAAAAGCACAAGAATTGAATATGCCGAAAAAGCAAGCGGCCAAGTTCGATGCAGAAGTCAGGCGGGGTGTGCCGAATAAAGACCCAAAGAAAAAAGCGATTATTTCACCGTTCCCCGAGTGGGTTGGTATAAATCACCCCGATGCCAAAGCGCAGTTATTA